TCTATGTTTAAACCCAACCTCGATGTGTCTGCGCTTAGGTTTAGGGTTACCTCCATGCCTCTTGCGTACTACATACTTGTCCCCAACAGGAAAGACATAGTAGATAACCCTCTCTGAAGCAGCACACCACTCAGCCTCTTCTAAGGCTCGGTCAAAGTCTTTGAATACTGTCATCTTGTTGGAAACGGAATGTAGATATTAAACTTCTCACTAAGATGCTTGCTTAAAACCTGATGCACCTTATCGTAATCCTCTCCTGCTGCTGACGAGGTAGAGTCAGTACCAATGACAGCTTCCTGTATAGTTTTCCATAGGTATTCTTTCACCAGTTCTGTTGTCCAAGGTATTTCAGTCTCATGCTTTAGGGTTTTCTTCATGTCATACCCTGCATCGTTCAAAGCCTCTGCCAACTGGCGGCAGTAAACATGAAGCGCATTGTTCTGCTTGTGCGTTCTGGTCTTGCCTGTCTTCCACTTCAGGGTGACATACCCTTTCGTGTCATACAAATGCTCTATGTGTTTCTGAAACATATCAAGAGAGTGTTTGTTGTGTACAACCCAGAACTCACCTTGAGTAAGATCATCCGTTGTTAGATTCATTAAGTTTTACAACCTCATCCATTGTCATTCCTAGTCCTTGACAAACGTCATAAAATGTAGTGACCAACATATTCTTCCGCGAAAGCAGATGTGAATAGTTAGGTCTTTCCATACCGATCTTGTCTGCCACTGTCTTCCTGAGTATCCCTGTCTTCTCGTGGGCTTTCTGTATACATTGTCCTGTGTGCATTGCTACCTCCAAAAGCAGGGGGCTTGCGCCCCCATCAAATTAAAAAGGAATATCAGAAGATGAAATCTCTTCCTTTGGCTGAGGTACAAAATCATCTACAGAAATACTCAAGAAAGGATTGCCTGTCTTAGACATCTTGATCCATCCTGCGATCTTGAACTCGCTACCTTTGTAGTTGAAGCTACCCTTGTAATCAGGGGCTTTCTCGTTAGTCTTCTCAGTCTGCTTAAACAGCACACCACGGTTAGTGTTATCGTATTCCATAAGTCCTCCTAGTTAAAAAACTTTTGTACATTTTGTGCGATCAAATGAACAGCCTGTGTCATGCAATTCTCCAAGGCTGTGATGTATTCCTCGTCTCGCTCAACACGAACGATCAGAGTTTTCATAGTCGGGTGATAGGAAACAAAATCCCACCACTCCCTGCCCGTAATCCACAGACAGCCCATGACCTGTTGCTTGTATTTCGATGGCAATACCCCTGCCTTGAGATACTCAACGTGTGTAGCAGGGGCAGGGCATTTGATTTCTAATCCGCCATCCTCTGCTATCAACCCATCAGGTGAACACCCTGCATCCAGAGTGTCATGCAAACAAAACCCTACCTCGTTTACTTCTACTTCTTTGATGAACTCATACATCGCTCTTGCTTCTGGTTCTAGCTCAGTGCCTCGAGCCATGTGTTCATTCTGGTAAACATAGGTTTGTTCGCCTGTTAGTTTTTCTGCTACAAGTTGATTGATGTAAGCATCTGCTTGGGTAGACCACTTCCCTTGAGTGGTAATGATCTTCCCAAACATTGACGCTGATGGAACTCCTAGCCTTGCGGCAATCCATTCATCACTGCCTTGCTCGCAATCAATAAGCCTCATTCTTAGCCTCTTGAATCTCGTACTCCACGAGACTAACTAGCCTGTCGAGTTTGTCTGATACTTCAATCGGAGCATTGAGAATACTAAAGATGTCAGCTTTGATTTCTGCTAGTCTCTCTAGCTCGCGCTGCTCCTCCTCTTCCAACGCCTTCTCTTGTGCAGACAAGTAACGCTCAAGGTCTACCATTACTGGATCACTCATAGCTTGCCCTCCAAAATCTCTTTCGCCTTCGCGTAATGATCAACAGATAATTTATCTATAGACTCGCACTTGAATGCCTTGCAGAACTTTTCTTTATCACTGCTTGTCTTATCAATCAGATCAGCAATGGTTTTAGCCTGAGCCTTGGTAACAAACTGAGGCGCAGCCTGTGTTGCTGTGTTTCCATCGTCATCCTCTGACGGAATACCTGCGATAGCCTGTAGTGCGTAGCGTCTTGCGTAGGTGATAGCCGATCCTGCTGCTTGTGCATCCATCTTGCCTAGCGGGATGAAGTAATCCTGCTCGAGCCACTCACCTGACGAGTGCATCAACCTCGTAGTAACACCGACAGAGTTATCACCAGTGACAGGGAATTGAACATAGCTCAATCCATGTGCCGCGAAGTGTGGCTTGATTGCCTGTATCACTGACCCAAGATCGGCGTACTTAGACTTGAAGAATGGATTGGCTGCGCCCTTGATTGCTGCGCCCATCTCACCCTGTGCTACCGCCATAGCTGCGGCAAGGTTCTGGATTGATTCTGACTGCTTCATGCTAGTGTCCCCTTTGTTTCCCATAAGTTAATAATCTGTGCATCTTTCGCGTATTGCTTCTTAAACTTTTCTAATGCTGATATAGCGATGTCTACATTCTGATCCAACACAAACCTTGCGTAGTCACGAAGGCAAGTAACAGCCTGTTCGTGGAACATAGCAATGTCGAATAGGTTGCCTGAATGCAGAGACTTGACCAGATCTACTGCGAATGCTTCGCAATAAACCTGTGTGTGAAGGGCTTGGATGAGGAAGTCAAAGCCTGACTCTCTGATTGCCTGAGATACGAACTCATCAGCAAGGCTATCAGGTAAATCTAACTGACCATCATCTATCCAAGTGAATACATCTTCGCGGTTTAAAAATCTTTCTATCGTTTGTAGTTTCATAGTATCCCCTCCCAAGGAATGACTGTAGATTAAAATAAAAACTTGTCCTCGTCAACACTGTCATCGAAATAAAATCGCTTAGGTCTATCTTCTTGCTCGGTTAACTGCAAGCTGTTGTTATGAAAGTAGAAATTGTACTTTCCCTCCCATGCGCCATGCCTTTGTTTCGCTACCACGATGTACTGATCGTAACTTTTTTCTAAATATTCCTGCTGTTTCTCATCGAGTTCTACTAGCTTCGCTATCTCTTTCAGGCGATGTCTCTTTTGATTTGAGGCTATGACTAGCACGTTGTCCGCGAGGTCAGAGATGGTTGATGCGCCTCGTATGTCATGCTTGTCCCCGATGTAATCTTCCCCTGCCTGTTGGGGTTTTCTCAGGTGAGCAATCAGCATCACATGAATACCCAAAGTTTTACAGGCGTGTTGAAGTCTGTTGATGAAGTCAGTCTCACCATTGCGGTCATCAAACTTAATGCCGCACTTGGTCAGCGAATCTATCACCATGAATTTAATACCCAGTTCTTTAGCGCAGTAATGCACTGCCGCCAAGATACGGGCTGTTTCCACTGTGTCTAACTGGTCGTAAATAACTATGTTCTTGTCGGCAAAGTCTGTGAACTCGTTGATAAACTCCTCGGATGGCTCACCTGATCTAGCTCCTGCGGCTTGTAAACACATCCTCCAAAGCGTTTCTGTTGGCTGCATCTCCAGTGACGCAATGCAGACCTTTGAATGCTTGGCTAGGTGTAAACAAATCTGTCCGACTATCATAGATTTCTTCGCGCCATTAGCTCCTGCAACTATGGTTAGTTCACCCTGTCTCAGGCGAAAAGTATCAATAGTTTTCCCCCAAGGCAGGGTAGCTCCCCATATCTTCTGACCCTTTGATCGCTCGATAACGTCATCACGCCAGTGTCCCGCAGGTTTAATCTGCTGCGCTTCCATCATCGAGGTTAGCTCGATGTATTTATCTAGCTCCAAGCCCTCTGGGATTTTCATAGCTCAATCTCCCACGAGGCAGTAGGTTTATCCTTGGCTAACTGTTCCTTGTTGCGTCCTTCCCATGTCCTGACAGTAGCCTTCCACGATTTCATCTTGTGATTACCCACGAGCCATCCCCTTGATTCATACCAATCAACAAACCTCTCAGCATCTATCCCGTTACCCCTCTCGAGGCAGTAGTTTTTCACCTCATCCAGAGTGGGCGGTTTAAATATATTATTATTGTTTATTTGTTTATTGTTAAGTTGTTGTCGACTTGACTGTCGTTTGCTTGTCGTTTGCTTGTCGCTATCCTGATACTTGCAGTAGTTAGTTATTGATATTATTGAATATTTACTGTAATTCTGCTTGTCGATTTGGTGACAGTTTTCGAGTCGTTTGATTGTCGTTCTTAATCGCCTGACTGATATGCCTAGTCTGG